GCGCACAGTGGATCCTAGGCGTAACTTTCACGCCTATAAGTTGAGATTTTCACAACTTGAACCCATTTACAAACATGGGCAATTCAAAATCTAAATCCAACCCATCCAGTTCCTCAGAGTCTCAAAAAGGGGCACCAACAGTCACAGAATTTAGGAGGACTGCCATTCACAGTCTCTATGGGAGGTACAACTGCAAGTGTTGCTGGTTTGCTGACAAGAATCTGATTAAATGCTCTGATCATTACCTCTGCTTGAGGTGTTTAAATGTCATGCTGAAAAACTCTGATCTTTGCAACATTTGTTGGGAGCAGCTGCCCACATGCATCACAGTTCCGGAGGAGCCAAGCGCTCCACCGGAATGAATGCGGGTGGCGTAGATCATCACTCCCACCCCCGGGGGCCCCAGTGGGGCCCCCACCGGGGATGCCCGGGGGTGTTGCTGGTCCTCTGTGGCCTACTCAATTTCGGTGACTGAATTTGACAGATTGATGGGTTTACAGGTGATGCCTTTGAGCCTCAGGCTGCCGGAGCTGTCTGATATCACCAAGTCCCTTAAAGATTTGCTATAGCAGACACTAAAGTCCACAAACTCGCACCATTCGCTGAAGACCTCAAGAGATTTTAACAATGATTCCCTGTGCATCTCATACATTAAAAGGAAGTCCTCCTGAGCCATCTTCACTTTTAGATTGTTTATTCTAATGAATGGCCACAACCCTGTCAGCAGGCTTTGCACTTCCTTTTCTGATTCTAGGGCCCCTAATGCCTTTAGGATGACATCCCCAGTGAGTTCGACTTTTATGCTGGAAAGCTTTTTGCCATCAGCTAAGATAGAGCCTCCATCGAGCACTAGAGGGGAATCGGAACACTCAGGCCCCACAATTTCATAAGCATATCTGTCGTCAATATGTTCATAAAATGTACCAAAGTTTAGAAGAATTGATCCCACTGCATCGCCCTCTTTGTATGTTTCTGTGATTTCTGAGTCAGCCAGCAGCTCACTTAGGTTTATGACTTTTTTCCCTGTGAATATAGGCTGGGAAGCAACAAGGTTAACACCATCTAAAAATTGATGGCCCTCGATGGATCCAGATGCTCTCAGCACCACATTCTTTACAGTTGCTAAGCTTGGTTCTTTCTCAATGTCAGTGATGTTAGTCTCACATTCAACTGTGTAAGAATAAACAACTGTTCTTGATAAATGGTACTTTGTTGAATGCCTTTTGTGCTCAAGTTGGATGTGCAGCACTATGGAATACATATCTTCCACTTGTTCTCCATGAAGCATTTCAGAGTTTTGTTCACCCACAATTGAATTTGAGTTTCTTTTAAGTGAAACTAAATGTATGGTGGGCTCACTAATTGTTGACACCACATAACCCATTGTTAAATCATCCAGCATCATTGCTCTATTCAAGTTGTACTTTTTTATCAGTATTGTAAAGTCAGTGAGCTCACCGACATCAATCTGACTTTCATCTTCTAGATTCAAAACCTCATTAAACCAGAAGAAAGACTTTAGCACAGATGTTGTAATAACTAAAGGATTAATCATAGATGAAAAGACCAACTGTATTTTAAAATTACTGCAAATCTGTTGAGGGCTTAACCCTAATTCCTGATTTACATATTCAACTTGTCTTATATGTGCGACAGCACACTCACTTTGTTTAACAATATATATTGAATTATCCTTTGCCTTCAACAGATGAGACACAATTCCCAAATTTTCATTCATCATGTCAAGAGCAACACACACATCTAAGTACCTCAGTCTTGTGAAATCAGTAGTGCGACTAACCTGTAGGTCATTCATGAACGGTACTAAGTGCTCTTCAAAAACTTTAGGGTAACTCCTCCTTACTGATTGCAATACATGACCTAATCCTAATTGATCTTCAATTAAACGGGTTCCTCTAGGTTTAACAGCCCAAAAGAGATTGGGGTTATTTAGTAGAATGGGCACTTTTGGAGGTTGTACTGAAGAGAACACCCATTCTCCTAACTCACAGGCATTTGTTAACACCAGAGAAAAATAATCCCATAATATTGATCTCGAAAATTCTGGTATTAAGGTCAATGCATCAGAACAAAAAATGATCCCAGGGTTTTGTGCACATATCTCACAGGGACATACCCTCTGCTTATTTAAAACCTCACGAATGTACATGAAACCTCCACTGCCATCTCTAACACACTTGCTACCCATACTCTTACAAAAACCGATGAAACCTGAAGCAACAGATGATTGGAACGCTGACTTGTTGATTGATTCTGCCAGAATTTTCTTGACTCCTTTTGTAAAATTTTTTGAGAGTTTTGACTGTAACGTCTTGATAAGAGTTGGAATTTGCTCTCTTTCAAGCACCCTTCTTGTTGACATAAGTTTTGTCCTCAACACAAGCCTTAAGTCACCATTTGCAGATAAATTTAGCCAGCGGTACTTAAGGACATCCTTAATTTCATCTGATTCACAGCCTGCATAAGACAAAAAGCCTTTCAAAGCATCATCCCCATCTTTCCCTATTAGCTGAACTAAGTATTCCTCAAAAACTTGCCCTTTCTTTATTTTTAACAAAACCTTTTTTGCGCACTTCCTCACAAATTCCAATTGTTCACTCCCTTGTAGGTAGTGTTCAATATTCCTTTGTAATCTGTAACCTCTTGAGCCATCAGTCCAGTCCTTAACATCTTGTTTTTCAACAGCAAGAAAGGGCGTTTGAGGGTAACCAGAGTACCTAATTAACCTGTTCACTCTTTCTGATATTTTTGTGACAATTTCAATTCCGACACCATTAGCCACACATTGATCACAAATCGTATCAATAGTTTCAGCAAGTTGTGTTGGAGTTTTACACTTGACATTATGCAATGCTGCAGATACAAACTTGGTTAACAGAGGTGTTTCCTCACCCATGACAAAGAACCTTGATTTAAACTCAGCAACAAAAGTCCCAGAAACACTCTTGGGGCTCACAAATTTGTTGAATTTTGAGGACAAAAAATCGTGGAAACATAAAAGCTCTAACCAATCAAAACCGTCTAACCCATCTTCACTTGAAGACATAGTTGGCAATTTGAACGTTGTGATCTGATCATCACTAGACGTGTAAGACACCGGTATCACGTCAAAGAGGAAATCCAAACAGTAGTTTATGAATTGCTCAGTAATCAAACCATAAAGATCAGATGAATTGTGAAGTATGCCCTGTCCCATGTCTAAGACAGACATAATATGACTGGGCACTCCTTCTTCTAATAATAATTTCTGGTGAAAGAACTCTTCACACACTGATTGGCAGCTTAAACTCATTAAACCCAACCTTCTTTTCAACATGCCTGTGCAATATGCCTCAGCAACACTGATTGGTACTTCTACAGCTTTATGTAAATGCCACTTTAACACATTTAGAACTGGCCCGAGATCTACTTGTTCACCTGTCTTACTAATTTTAAACTTAAGAGCTCCAAAGAATGCATGAAAAAGAGCTGGACTCATGAAAGGGCCCCATTTTGAATGATCTAGAGAACAGCACAGGTCCCCATTGTTCACAGCCATCTTCATATCACAGATTGCCCTCTCAAACTCTTTTTCAGAGTTAAGACATGTGTAATTCATTGAGTTAGCCACTGCCTCAGTAAAGTCTTCAACTAATCTTGTCATCATCTTTGTGTTTAAGTCACCTACGTAAAGTTCTCTATTTGAACCAACTTGCTCTTTGTAACTCAAACCAAATTTCAAATTACCCACATTTGGGCTAATACATGTGTACTCTGTTGGGGATTCCTCCGAATAAAAGCACAAGTTCCTTAGAGCAGCACTGGTGAAGAAACTCTTGTCTAGTCTGTCAGCTATGGCTTCTGAATTACTCTGTCTATTGCTCACTCTCACATCCTCCTTTAGCCTAAAAGCTTCCTCTGAGAGCCCCAATCTGGACCTATTTTTATGTTCATAAGCCCCTAACCTCTGATCAAATCCTGCTTGAATCAGGATGTACTTGAAACAATCAAAGAATTCATCATCTTCATAAGATTTTGTTGTTAAGTTTTTCAGTAGGAGTTCCAATGGACAGATGTCAAGAGGCTTTTCCAAAAAGAAGGTAGGTCTTAATGGAGAATCATAAACAGCCACACATAACTTTTCATAGACATCTTCCCCCAAGAGGTCAGGATCAAAATCCCTAATTTCATGAACACTTGTCTCACTCCTAATTACTTTCAAGACATTGAAGGGTGCCCACACACCTTCCAGTGTACATGGTTTTTTGTGGCCACACTCAAGTTCCCTTGAGAGCCTCATTTTGCTTAAAGTGATCTCAACTTCATACTTTATCTCTTCAAATGCTTTCATGACATCTTCAGACAAGTGCTCATATAACAATGACAACTCTTCCTTCTTGCTGCTGTCAAGTTTTCTTGCAGACAAAAGATTAGTCAAGTTCCTCATAATCAGAAAGTCGATTGTATCGGGATCTAGATTATACCTTCCCTTTGTCTTAAATCTTTCTGCCATTGAAGTAATGCAAGTGGAAACCAATTTTTGTTTGTCGTATTCCGACACAATCTCTCCCACTTCGTTTAATTTCGGAATAACAACACTCTTGTTGCTAGATAAGTCTAATGCAGTGCTTGTGAAACTGGGTCTATAGGGGTCTGTACCCAATGTACCATTAACTCTTAGCCTTCCCTTGTTAAAAAGTGACACACAATAACTCAGTAGCTCTCTAGAAACCCCTGGTCTCTTTAAATCTTCCACAGTAAGAAGCTCTTTTGAGAAGAACTTCTCTACACCCTCAATCATGACATCTTCTTGTTCCTTAGACAGAAAGCCATTTAAAGATGGGTTAACAATGAGACTACCAAACTCTAGTTTTGGTTCCATGAATTTCTCAAAACACTTAATTTGATCTGTGAGTCTATCTGGAGTTTCTTTTGTGATCAAATGACATAAGTAACTTACATTTAAGACAAACTTAAACTTCCTCGTCATATGCATGTCTGGATCAGAACCATCACTTAACACCATATCCACAATTTTTACACTAAGCCTCTGAATTAAAACATCTGAGGCTGATTTGCATTCAACAGCCAACTTGCTCATCAATTGGATATGATGGGCCTGATTGACATACGCCATGATGAAATACCTTAATCCTTGTAGAAATGTTTGACTCCTTTTTGTTGGTGAACTCAATATACTTAAAACCAGGATTTTCAATAAGGGGGTTACTGCGTCAACCAACTTCTCATCAAAATCTAACCAGCTTAACATCTCTGCGCATGTAGCTAGAAGCACAAATTCAGAGAATATGGGCAAAAAGAATCGTTTAGGATCAGAATAAAAAGATCCAAGTTCTACAAGGTTCCCTTTATCAGAAAGGTAAAGGGAGTAACAACGTGATTTCTCACCTGTTTTTTGGTAAAATAAAAGCCCATACAAGCCTACTCTTAAAAAGAACCTCTGCACATAGCATTCTTTTAATCTAACTGTGCCATAGTATCTCTTATAATCCTTTTCATTTACTAGAAGTCTGGAAGAGAATGATGTCTTCATTGAATTTACGAGAGAAAGTGATATATGCGACAGACATTTAAATAAACTCTCAAACTCTCCATCTGACATTGACATCAGGTCCTTATGGGCACAATCGCCAATCAATGAACTTGGAGGTTTGTAGTGCATAACAGGCTTCTCTGAACAGAGCTCCTCAGCTAAAGATAGCAACAACTCAAAGTCTGGAACATTTGTGAACTCTGACACACAGTCCCATAGAACAGGCTCTTCTTTCCTTAACAAATGTCTACACCTGTCCAACCAATTGCAGCAGGACTCAACTTTCTTCAATAGAAGCCTCCTTGCAACCAAAATATCTAAAACCCTGTCGTTGGGAAGTAATAACATCTCACCGATAATCAGACCTGCTTTTTTCAAGGTTTCCATTTCAGAAGGTTGTGTCTTATAAACATGTGCCACAAAGTTCAAAATGATTAAGTCCAAAAATAGAAGTGTGTTTCTTCTGGTGTTAAACACTTTCTTTCCTTTTATCTTATTGCACGCTGATAACAATGACAGATAAACTTTTTCTATCTGGGTTGTGGGAAGAGGAGGTTCATCAAAATTATTCTCCAGTGATGTTTGGTTTGCAATTCTCATTGAGAGTTGATAACATAAGTCAAGGATTTTACTACAGCACATGGGACACTCAGGGGCCAATGAGTCAGAGTGGGCACTCGACAACACCAAAGTCTGTAGTAGGGACTTTCTATCTGTCTGAACAAAATTCCCAAGGCCTTTCCTGTAGATTTCTTCTCTGTACCAAGTTTTCAATTTGATCAACTCTTCCCTAATCTTGGATTCCCTAACTTCTCCCACAATGTCTTTAAGCAATTGCTCATTGAGTCTTTCCTCATAATTCAGATGAACCCTTTTTAAGCATTCTATATTTTCAAACCCGAGGCTCTGATTACTTGTTTTAGAGAGGCTATGAATCAACCTATGGTACTCCTGATCCTCAATCTCCATTGTAGGAGCTCCTCTTGATTCTCTCAGCAGATCAATAAGCAACCATCTGAATCTTTCAGTCGCCCAATCTGGCAGCAAATCTGTGTTGTAGTTGCCTCTACCGTCAACCACAGGAACCAGTGTAATACCCGTTCTGTGAATGTCCTCTTTTAAACTAAGCAATTTTGCCATGTCGGTTTTCCACTTCTTTTCAAACTCTTCAGGATTCACACGGACAAATGTTTCAAGGAGTATCAATGTCTTATTGAAGAACCTGTAACCGTCAGGTATCACCTTTGGTAGTGTGGGTGCAACCACCCCATTTTCAGAGAGTATTGTATCAACAAATTTCTGTTCAAAGTTGCACTCACAAGAATTCTTCCTGCAGGATTCAATCTCGACCAGGCATGATAGGAGCTTGAAGCCCTCTGTTAAGACCATTGGTACTTCGACTTGAGAAAGTAATGCCTCCTTCTGATAAGACAGTTCAGGTATGTCAGGCACTTGTCTTCTGATAAAATCTTTCAAAACAAAGACTTTTTCATCCATTGTCAAATTTCGCCTAGGATCCACTGTGCG